TGAGCAGAACAAACTCGAATCAGAAGGCAAGTACACAGAGGCGCGTCAGGCGCTTGAGCAGCAGTTCCGCGAGGCTGCTGAAGCCAAGGACAAGCGGATTGCTGAGCTTGAAGCACGAATCCGCGAGCTTGAGCTGATTGCACCTGCGAACACAGCATTGGCCGATGTTGTCCATGATCCGAGCATCGTATTCAAAGCGGACTTGCTGAAGCCGGATCAGATCGAGCGCGAGGCTGATGGCACAGTTGTTGTTGTCAACGGCTACGAGCGCAAGCCGATTGGTGAATGGGCCAAGACTTTGCCCAGCTACATGCAGAAAGCACCCAAACCGGTGGGTAGTGGTGCGCCTTCTGGGCGCAGCATGGGCAGTGATATTCCTCCTGGCAAAAATCCTTTTTCCAAGGAGAACTACAACCTCACAGAGCAATCGCGTCTTTATCGGACAGATCGGGACATGTATGAGAGGTTGAAAGCTGCCGCTAACCGTTAATATGCGGAATAAGGCAAAGCTACGTCATTGAGCAAACCACTCAGCGTGATGCCTTCCTGGCTAGCGGTGTGGTGCAGCCCATGGCGGAGCTAAATGCCTCCGAGGATGGTGGTGACCACGTTCAAATCCCTTTTTATAAAGCAAACCTGTCAGGCGATTTTGAGCGTCTGACGGATAGCTCTTCTCTGACCCCCGGCAAGATCGAAGCTGACAAGCAAGTCGGCGTCGTTCTGCACCGTGGTCGTGCTTTCGAGTCTCGTGACCTGGCTGCCCTGGCTGCCGGTTCGGACCCGATGGCTGCTATCGGCAACAAAATTGCTGATTACATCGCCAACCAACGTCAAAAGGATCTGCTGTCCTGCTTGGCTGGCATCTTTGGCGCTGTTGGTGACACCAGCTCCGCCTCTTTTGCAGCCTTGGCTGTTGATGGCGCGTCTGGCGACTCCCCCACGCAACTGACTGCACGTCAGATTGTCGAAGGTCAGTCACTGCTGGGTGACCAGGGCGACAAGCTTGCTGCAATCGTTGTTCACCCCAAGGTGTACTACGACCTGAAAGAGCGTCGTGCTCTGGACATGATCTACGACGACGCAGGTCAGCCTGACACCAACGCAGCCCAAGGTTCACTGGCTAACGCCTTTGGTCCTGTTGCTGTTCCCACCTTCATGGGAATGCGCGTGATCGTGTCTGCTGATGTGCAGACCGCTGGTTCCGGTGCCACCACCGAATATGCCAGCTACATGTTCACCCAAGGTGCCATTGGCTCCGGTGAGCAACTCGGACTTCAGACCGAGACCGACCGTGACATCCTCGCTAAGAGCGATGCGATGTCGATCGATCTGCACTATGTGTATCACCCGATCGGTTCTTCGTTCTCCACTTCTGTTTCCAATCCCACGCGGGCACAACTGGAAACTGTGGGCAACTGGACCAAGGTGTACGAGACCAACAACATTGGCGTCGTGCGGATTACCACCACCAGCGCACTGGATTGAGGAGGTAACTAACCATGGCATCCATTTTTGAGGCAACAGCGG